CAACCAAGAATAATAACTCGGACGAGAGTTGATACACCCTCATCCGCCCACTCAAATTTGTTTTCCTTTTTGGCTTCCTCTTTCTTTGGATTTGATTCCATGAGTAAAGAGTAAGGCAGCTCTATTTAGGATTCTGTAGGTGGTCTTTTCTTACCAATATTATACTTAGACTCAAGTGCCCATTCACCCTTTTCTTTATATGCAATAACTTTGATCTGACTAAGTGGTGCTGCGTCTGTCACAACATCTTCTTTTACAATCTCTACTAGACCCCAATCAGATAGTAGTTTAATAATACGATTGCGTCTTTGCACATCGTTCTCAGATAAATTTGCTTTCTTACCATCAAGTGCAAATAATTCTTTGAAGTGTACAATATAATATTGTCCTTTCTTATGTAAGATATGACAGGACTGAAATAATTTCCTCTCCTTTCTAGAAGCAACACCAATACGAGTAAGAGTTTCGCGAACTTTCAGGAAGTCATCAGGTTCCTTCAAGTTCACTTCTACCATATCTGCCTTTGTCCATTGAACTTCTTTAGGTTCATTCATCGTTTCTTACCACCTTTATTCAATTTATCTTTAATAATTTCGAGTTGGTTGTCGGTAAGAATCCTGAGTGCTTGCATTGCTTTCTCGGTCGAATAACCATAGAACTCTTTAACAAGTTCAATATCCTTCACCTTTTCTTTTTTACCCCATGGAGAAAATCTCTTGCGGGACCTGACGGTATTTATAAAGAAATCATACTGTAGTTTCTTATCCAAATTTGGATACTGGTTCATCTCATTAGAAAGCATCACAGTATCCATGTGATGTGACATACATTTATTAATAATATATGGAGGATAATTTTTTTCCCATGCAGGATCCTCACCTTGCAACAAGTTCTTTTTGGTAAGATTAATAGTGTTTAGATAATCCTTAAGAGGATATCTTTCATCATACGACATAATTTAAAAGAAGTAGTTCTTTACGTTGTTGCTGGTCCTTCATATATTCTCCAACTGAACGCATAGTATAAGTATGGTCATACTCATATGGTTTCCAATCGATGAATCGAGACTTGATTAGGTTAGAAGAATTATATGATACCATCTGGTTACAGACATGTCTATCACACGCAAAGAAAAACTCATCGTGGTCAAATCCTTTATGCATCCCACCTTTCTTACCGTAGAGATTTGATTTGATCTCATAAGGAGGATCGAGATATACAAACGATTCCTTCTTATTAGTTAGAAGTTTCTCGTATGACAGATTAGTAATTCTCCAGTCTTGAATGAGCTCTCCGTAGGCTGGGAGTTTATCAATCCCTCGCATACTAAAGTTTGAGTCTGACGCCTGTTTGCTGAATGAGGAGGACTCAGTGAGACCAGAGAAAGAGCACTTATTAACAACGTAAAAACTAACAGCAGCAGATAGGTTGGATGTCGAATCATTGTTTAGTTTCTCCTTAGCATCTAGAAATAATTGTTTTGCTGATACTGGTTCTGGATGACTTTTCTTAAGTTGAACCAATTGATTACGGACTTCATCTGCATTGTACTGCAGTTCTTTCCAGAAATTATATAATGGTTCATATAAGTCATTCACCCAGATATCCAAGTGAGGATACATCTGAGTGATATAAAGAGCAACAGAACCTCCACCAACAAAGGGTTCCCGAAACTCGGTATAATCTTTGAATAGTGGAAAGAACTCTGCCATCTTTTTGGTAGCACGAGACTTGCCACCAGGATAACGAAGAGGTGTCTTTAACGATGTCATAGAATCAGTTTCTTATCAGGAGTAATAATATCAGGACCACCAAATAGTTTAGAATACTGTCTGATTACATCGGGTGCAACTTCAACAGAATAAATTACATGCTTCATATCAAGAGCAATTTCAGGATGCTCAGGATCAATGACAGTTGCCCATGGAGCAAATCCAACCTGACCTTGCTGAGGAATGACTACCAAGGCATTCTTTACAGTAAGAATACCATTACTCCAATCAGTAACTTCAGCAATAATTTCTTCACCACTAATAAGGCGAATCAGTTTCACATCAATCATTTAAAATTACACTCCAGCATTAGTTGAGTAAGACAAGCGAGCAGATTGATTTCTTGATCTACAACAAAAGCAGACTTATATTGATACTCAGCAATAATTAAAACAGCAGCAGCAACACTAGGACCATCCATCACATTGGACAAACTATCATAAAGTTTACGCATAATAGATGTTGGGTCAGCATCTAGATTTTGTGTCACCCACTTCTTAACATCATTGAATTTTTTGTCTTTCAATGCTGCTACAAGAGTATCTAGATTAGCATCACCTAACGCCGCCAGAATACCAGTGTCGATAGACCCTGTGCTGGCATATCGCTGCAGTTCGTTAAGGGTTCTTCGGAAGTCTGGAAAGTATTTCTGGACGACTTCTGCAAGAACTCTAGGAGCGAAGGTGACCTCCTCGCGCCTGAGGATATCCTGACACCTTTTAAAAAACGCACCAGCAAGTTCTTGTTTTGTTTGTCCACGGACATTGAACTCTACAACCGTCGTTCTACTATGTAGTGGTTCAATAATCTTGTTTTTGAAGTTACAAGTGAATATGAACCTACAGTTTTTTTGGAACTCTTCGATACTTGCACGAAGGAGAAGTTGGACATCTGGTGTTGTGTTGTCTGCCTCATCAATGATAAGAACTTTGTGACGAGCAGAAGCAGTGAGAGACACAGTAGAAGCAAAGGATTTTGCCTGATTGCGTACAGTGTCCAGGAATCGACCTTCATCAGATCCATTAATAACATAATAATCAGCACCCAATTCTCTGCAGAGTGCTTTGGCGATGGTAGTTTTACCAACACCAGCAGTACCAGAAAGGAGAAGATTAGGAATCTCTCCTTGGTCAATGAAACTCTGGAAGGTTTCTTTCACACTAGCAGGAAGAATACATTCCTCAACAGTTTGAGGACGATACTTCTCTACCCATAAAAAATCATTCATCAGTTGTTAGGTTCGAGAGCAATAAAATACTTGATGCCGTTGCCTCGGAATTCAGCAACATTCTTCTTACTAATCATAACGTGATAACTTCCTGGTAGCAACTTCAAGTTCTCAACCTTAAAGCAGAAGCAGAATTCTTCATCACCAATTACAGCACTAGGAAGTTCAACCGAGTAACTATTAGAGGTATCGTTCTTTTTATCGGTAACCATGATTTGAACAGAACCTTCATGCCCAAAAAGACACAAGTCTGGTAGTTGATACACAGCAGCAGCACGTTGAAGTTGCTGGAGAATATCTGCACTCAGTTCAAAATCACAATCGACAGAGGGAAGTGTAATCTCTTTCTCTGGAGGTTGAGTGATAATGTCGGGGTCTGCATAAAAGAAACGAGTCTTTGACCTTCCAATCTGATCACTCACAGTAACGTAATTAGACTGAGTAGTGTCGATTTTTGGTGCGTCAAACAGAGACAGACCACCTAAGAATACACCCAGATCGTAAATAGAAATTTGAGAATCAAACGATTCTTCAACATCAGCAATAGCAAGAATGTTCTTGTTGATGCTCAGAGTAGAAACTTGGTTGCCAGGTTTGATGACAATAGACTTGTTGATAGAACAGAAGTTCTTAAGGACTTCAATTGTTGGACGTGAAATTACTGTCATTGAGGGTAGGCTTCGGTAACTTTAGTTTTATCGGAAAAATGTAGGAGGAGTAATCCGTAGTGTAAGATCTTAATGATATCACGACGGGCAGTGCCCTTGCGATCATATCGTGAGGCATACTTTAGGATGTTGCTACGACAGAATGCCTCTGCATCACCACACGCTTCAATCAAGTCTAGCGTTTGAATCTCATCGTTGCCAGCAGAATAATGCTGACCATAGGTTCCAGAAATATAATCGCGCAACTCCTTGAGAAGCGCGTCTTCATTGTACTTCATAATCAAATGGTTTCTTCCTCTTCATTGTACTCTGAATCTTCTCCAGCGTCAACCTTTGTATAGAGATCCAGGAAAGATT